AAACCGTATTCTCTGTGAAGAACTTATGCTCCTTTGTAATTGTTGCTACCTTATTAGAAATTTTTCCTTTTAGATCTCCCAATTTACGAAGTTTGCTAGTTGCGCCAGAAAATTTTTCAAGTTTACCATTGACATCTATGAGAGATCTTTCCAACTCTTCATTAGATCCCATGTGCTGATTCTCTTCATTAAGAAGATTACCTATACGATCTTCCTTGTCTTTAATATTTTCTTTTCCACGACTCTCAAGTTCATCAATAAAGTTCTCTTGCATTTTAACTTTATCGTTAAGTGATTCTTTCTTAAGTTCTAAAACTTTAGTTTGATCTTTTACCTCACGAATCTTGTCTTTCATTAAGTTATTCATAGAAGAAAAGATTCTAATATCAAGAAGATCTTCAATCACTTCTCTACGATTGGTGGCAGTCAATTGCATAAAGGGGACAAAAGTGCTACTACCCAAAATTACAATCTGAGTAAAAGATTTATAATTCATTTTGATAATGGTTTGCTCAAACCATTTCTGCTGATCTAATGCAGCTGCAGATTGATCTAATATATTACCATCACGATAGATTTCAAAAATATTTGGTTTAATCCCACGAACAACTTTCCAATTTGTATTGCCAATAGAAAACTCAACTTCGACTGTGCAATCTTTTTCATTGACAGTATTTACGAGTTGAGGTTTATTAATTTTACGAAAAGGTTTTCCAAACAAAGAAAAAGTAAGGGCATCAAGTAACGTACTCTTACCAGCACCGTTTGTTCCAATAATAAGATTTGTCGGATGTTCTGTAAAACTTATTTCAGTAAATTGATTACCAGTTGATAAAAAGTTTTTCCAACGAATTTTTTCAAATAAAATCATGTGCTTCTTCTGGAGGAATTACGAGGTCATTTTTAGTAATAACAGTGTACTTATAATCATGCATTTCGCATGTCTTGATCATTATTTCATTTTCAACTTCAATGACATGCATTTCTGGACTTCCGCCGTCCTCTAACATCATAGCATATCTCATAGCATCATCTTCTTCATCAAACAGATAAAGTATTTGTTCCCCATCTTCATCGTTTACTGAGTATGCACCATCAGTTTCTTTACCATAGATTGTTAAAATATACATCTTAAATCAGTTCACAGGCTTCTTGATAAGTTTGTCTCATAATATTTTGAACTTTAGACTTATCAAGTTTGATTTCTGCTTCTTGAATATACCTATTCAGAATAGAAAGAGTATCTTCAGACTCAAAAATTTCAAACTCTCCAGGATCTTGAATATCAAAGTTTTCAACTATTTTGATATCTGCAGCAACATCAGTAACCTTATCAATAAACTTTTCAAATTTTTTAATATCAGTTTTTTGACGAACAATTACTTTCAAAATTTTATTTTGATATTCACGAACATCAAATGTTTGATAGTTAGTGTCTTCGTAATAGATATTATAAAAAATTCTATATGGATTATTTACTGGAGTGTGTTCCAGAGTTTCTGTATCAAAGAGATGAAATCCTCTTCGATCATCTACATCGTTCCAGAACATCTCATAGGGATTGCCCAAGTAATAGATTCGTCCATCATCCGATCGAGTGTGATAGTGACCGGAGAAGACCTTGGTGAACTTTTTATATAACTCGCTTGCGTGACCATTTTCCATGACGACGCCTCTATGAGCTCTAAATCCTGAGAGTTCAAGGTGCCCCATCGCGCACTTGCTATTTGAATTTTCAATAATTTTAAAAGTTTTTTCTTCATTGTCCTGATTAATCCAGGGAATAAAAAGTATATTACGATCATCTATCTTAACTTCGGTTGCTTCCGAATAAACTGTGACATTATCATATTCGCGCAAAAGAAGATCAACAGCATTGACCTCATTAGTATTTTTATAATATGCAGTGTGATTTCCTACAATAGTATGAACACGAATACCCATGTCCTGCAATCTATCGTAGTAATTATTCTTTGCCCATGCTAGTGCAGAGAAGTCAATACCTTTACGACTATCAAAGGTATCTCCCATATCAATCACCACTTTGATATCATTCTCTTCCAAGTATGGAAAGAAAATATCATTATAGAACTTTAGGAAATAGTCGTGGAATAACTTAGAGTTCTTGCGAGCACCAAAGTGTTGATCGGTAATGATTGCAACTTTCATTAATTACGGAGCTTCGAATGCACTGCGTCTTTGATACTATTATATTCGGAGTAGTTTGATCCGTCAAGGGTATTGTTGTCGTCAAACACCTCACTGTAACCAGACCGTTCAATGATCTTGTTCTTGATTTCTAACTGTCTTTTCTCTCGCTGAATACGACGCAGAAAAGCATAATGAATAATCTGAGTGAAATACGCAAAGGGATTCTGGGATTTTTCTGGATTAAAGTTATGGACGTATTGAACACAATTTTCTATTCCATCAGAAATCATGTCCTCTTTGAACATATAGTTCACGAAGTTTGGTTTAAAAGATAGATGATTTGCAATCTTAAGAAAACACTCTCCAATATATCTAGTGATTGGTGGTTTCGTATCCCATCTCTTTGGCCAATCTTCCTTTACTGGTTCTCTTCCATATTTTTTAATAAATGAATTTTCAACATTACATCTGTAATCAATAATAGCAGCCAAGAACTCTTTGTTATTCACATAATGTTCTGACCTCTTTCTTTTAGCCATCGGTCTTATCATAAGTTTATCTCATAATATGTATAGATTATATCATCTTTAGCATTACTTGACAAGTTATTGAATGTACTATAGACTAACTCTGTCGGGGTTCATAGGGATGGCTTAGGTACTTTTAAATATCTTTTCTAAAATCTCTTTTACATCATTAACATTTCCTAATCTACCCATTTTACGATCTATTTGAGAATGGTTATTACCATTCTTATTAGACGATCTAATGTAATCTTGATACATCATAATCATTTCAACATCATTTGATTCTGACAAAGTAAGAACATCATCTAATTTAATAATAAACATATCATCAGTTGTTGTTTTTAACCATGGTTCTATTTTATATCCTACTGCTCCCATTTTTCCCTTTATTTCATTAACAATGATTGGATTTGAAACCAATAACATTGTTCTATCCTCTTCTTCAGATGCAGCTACTTTAGCAAATATCTCTTCACCTGATTTTAATTTGAGTGTGCAGTAAAAATCGTCTTCTATCATACTTTTAATTGAATAGTGATTATCTCATAGTTAAAGTTTTCCTCATTATATGTTTTAATTCTTTCTATGAAATGATTCAGTGTATAATTTCTTCTAGACTTTGTTGAACAATCATCTGATATATCATATAGAGTTGCTTTTACTTTGTCTTTTCCTTTTCTAAGAACTCGTCCAATACTTTGAAGATTGCGGACTCTTGATTTACTTGGAGAGGCAAAGATAACATTATGGAGTTTTTTAATATTAATACCTGTAGAAAAAGTTCCATAAGAAGCAACAATAATAGCGTTGTTTTCTTGTTCAGTTATTTCTCTTACTTGTTCTCTTTCCTCTGCATCTACTCCTCCATGTACGAAAAATACCTTACGGTCTTCACTCTTGTTATTATTTATCTCATTATAAAGCACAGCACCATGCGCTTCAACTCTTGCGAAAAGAATAAGTGAATTGCCTTTTAGATCTAATGCAAGATTTTTTATAAATCTATTTCTTTGTTCGTGGGAAATTAAATATTCAATCTCATCATTATACGTTTCAAATGTTTGTGGAGGATGCTTAAGCACTAAGCACTGAATATCAAGTTGAGAAAGATGTCCTTGTCTCATCAACTCATCAGTTCTTGTCACATTATAAGATGGTCCAAACAGTCCCTCTAACACCCACTTATGCGTCTGTGTGCCGTCTAAAGTACCAGTGAATCCAAATCTATACTTGGCATGGTGTAGTTTAGTCATGATGTTGATAAGAGACTTAGACTTGAATAAATGTGCTTCATCACCTATAATAACACCATAGTCTTCAAAGAAAGATCTCTCTAGTTTATATACAGATTGCCAAGTTGTAATTGTGACTGGAGCTTCATTACTTTTTTCCCTACCAGAATATATACGGTGACAATATGACTCAGCATCCCAACCATAATCAACAAAATCCTTGTACATCTGCTCTACAAGAGATGTCGTTGGAACAACTAAAAGGATTTTTTCTCCTCGGTTTACGTAATATCTTACGAGAGAATAAATCATCAATGATTTGCCA